GGCCTGGCCCGTCGTTCAGACAATGCGTTTGGTCAGTACGCTAAGTACCTGGTCACCATCAACAGCCATGAGCTGCATACCGGTACAACCGGCGTCTAATAGGAGGCTACAATGCCAGGTGGTATAATTAACACAAGTACGCATCCCAAGCTACTCTGGCCTGGGGTACATGCGACATGGGGGCAGGTTTATGAAGAACATGCCAAGGAGTACGTTGATCTGTACGATGAACTCGACTCGGACAAAGCTTATGAACAGGATGTACAGGTTACCGGCTTCGGCTTGGCCCCTGTAAAGCCGCAAGGTCAGGGCGTGTCTTATGATTCCGAGATTCAAGGTATCATTTCGACATACACTCACATCGCTTACGCATTGGGTTACACCGTAACCTATGAAGAGCGGCGTGACAACCTGTATGAGGAAGTTGCAACTCGTCGTGCAAAGGCCAATGCATTCTCTATCAATCAAACGATTGAGAACGTGGCAGCCTTCTTGTACAACAACGCGTTCGCAACTACCTATTACACAACCGGCGACAGTGCCGCGCTGATTTCTACTGCCCACGTCAATGCGACTGGCGGTACCTACAGCAACGCCTTGAGCCCAGCAGCTGACCTGTCTGAGACAGCCCTTGAAGATCTGACTGTTCAGATCATGGGTACTCAGACAGACCGCGGCCTGCTGATCAACATCATGCCAAAGAGCTTGCATGTTCCTCGTCAAGAATGGTACAACGCCAACCGCATTCTGAAGTCTGTATTGCAGGCTAACACTGCCAACAACAACATCAACGTGCTGAAGGCTACGAACGCATTCCCAGAGGGCATCAAGATGAACCACTACTTCACCGCTCCGCATGCTTGGTTCATCAGAACCAACTGCCCGAACGGTATGCAGATGTTCTGGCGTGATCGTCCTCAGTTCGATCAGGATAACGACTTCGACACCAAGAATGCGAAGGCAGCCACCTACATGCGTTTTTCCGTAGGTTGCACTGACCCACGCTCCATCTTCGGCTCGAACGGACCTTAATCCAGGGGGACAAAGGTAGGGGAGGGAAACCTTCCCCCCTTTGTAATGTGTTTCCGTGAACAAGTATTACATTGAATACGTGAACACATTATCAAGGAGTCTCCGGACTATGCTAACATAATGGGGTGAAAGCCTCTTCCTAAAGGAGTATTAAAATGCCGTTTACCAATTATCCCTATGGTTTCGCAAATGGCCTGTCTGTACGCGGTATGCCGCTGTTGCAGATGCAACCTGGCCAAGTGTTCTTCGTCAACAACAGCACAGTACTGAACCCCCAGCAACGTGCTGGTTCCAACAGCAATCGTGGTACATTCCTCGATCCTTTCTCTACAATCGCTTATGCATTGACACAGTGCACAGCCGGCCGTGGCGACATCATCTTCGTTGGGCCAGGCCATGCAGAAACAATTTCGGATGCATTGACCTTGTCACTGAATGTAGCCGGTGTTGCGATCATTGGCTTGGGTTCCGGCGATTCCCGTCCTACCCTGACATTCTCCACAGCCAACACAGCAAACATCCCTGTGACAGCTTCGGACGTGTCCATCCAGAACATCCTGTTCAAGGCAAACTTCCTGGCCATCGCCTCTGTGTTTACAGCTACCAGCACAAACACACCGAAGAATTTTGCAATTGATAACTGCGAATTCCGCGATACTTCCAGCGTGCTGAACTTCGTGGCAATCTTCACAGGCAACGCAACCGCGAACAGCGTGGACGGATTCTCCTTCACCCGCAACCGTGTGTATGGTCTGGGCACAACCGCAGCCACAACCGCAGTCAAGATGGCAGCTGCGAATGATCGCTTGACTCTGAGCGATAACTACTGTGTACAGCCAGTCCTGAACGATACCGCAGTTCTCGCAGCCTTCGGCGCAAACAACATGACTAACCTGCTCGTCAGCGGCAATCGTGTTGTGCGCCCAAGCACTTCGACAACGGGCGGAAGTTTGTTTAGTGGTGGTTCCACAGGTTCCACAGGCTACATTGTGGATAACTATTCGTACCACCTTGACGCCACCACAGGCTTGCTGGCCCCGACAGGTACCGGCCTCGGCTTCCAGAACAACTACTGCATGATTACCGGAGCAGCAGACAAGTCCGGCCTGATCAACCCAGCAGCTGTTTAACCAACGGGGGGTAATACCCCCTTTCTAGGAGCTTAAAATGGCTAATGAATTTGCAATACAGATTCTGGCAGACGGCCCTCGGAACTCCGTGGTGAAGTTGACTGGTGTACTGGACACATCCAACCTGGCGGTGACAACAGCAATTGACCTCAGTACCCTGAATCAAGGAGGCACAGGCCCAACACCTACCGCAGTTCGCATCGACAAGGTTTACTACAGTATTTCGAGTCAGTTGCAACTCCAGTTACTCTGGGACGCAACCACAGACAAGACTGCATTGAACCTTATCGGCTATGGTAAGATGTCCTTCTATAAAGCACAGGGCTTGCAGAATAATGCAGGCACCGGCAAGACAGGAAACCTCAACATCATTACCTACGGCTGGGCATCTGGTACACAGTTGTTTACCGTCTACCTTGAACTGATGAAACAAGGAGCCAACCTATGACAACGCCTGCCGGATATGCTACGCCTGATCGTATCATCCGTGCAGCCATGTCTGATGCTGGGTTGCTTGAGCGTGGTGACGATCCCAGTTCTGAGGATTACGCTGATTACATTCAGCGCCTCAACGACGTCATCAACGTAGAAATGACCCAGGGTGTTAAACTGTTTCTGCTGCAGGATACAGCGGTAACTCTGGTAGCTGGACAACAGAAGTATGTGTTCAGTCCTACCGGTGATGTGGTAATGACGAAGCCGCTGCGGGTGATTCAAGCTTATTACTTGAGCTCCGATTCGATTCGTAGGCCGCTGATCAATCTGTCCTGGAACGAATGGTTGTTGCTTGGGCAGGTTACTGTTCAGGGGGCAATCAATTCTTACTTCGTGGACAAGCAGGCATCGCATCTGGATATGTACCTTTGGAACGTTCCGGATACAACTGCTGCAACAGGGACGGTTCATGCCTTGCTGGAAACACAGGCAACCAACATGGTGTCTCTGACTGATGACCTGATGTTCCCAATAGAGTGGCACATGTTTCTTCGCTGGACATTGGCCGCTGATATTGCAGTCGGGCAGCCGCAGTCTATCATGATGCGCTGCGAGCAGAAGGCCCAATACTACAAGGACATTCTTGAAGATTGGGATGTGGAGGATTCTGCTACACGATTTGAGCCTGACCCTCGTGGTCAGTTTTATAATAACAACTTCAGGTAGGTGGGTTATGTATGAAAAGGAACATGGAGAGGGACTGGAACCCCCACAGGGAAGGCGTCGTCACTTTACGGATGAAGAGGTTGCTGCACTTAAACAGCAGCTCCTCGAATCCATATATGCCGACATCGGAAAGAGCTTGGTTAAGAAAGTTCTATGGGTCGGTGGGGCGTGCATTTTTGCACTTTTTGCTTGGCTAGTAGGTAAAGGCCATATCAACATAGGTTAAACATGCTGAACGATCAAGACCCAAGGCCAAGGGCCCCTCTCGCTGTAAACTCCGGTAATCGGAATTTTACACTGGATAAGGACTCCAACTTATTCAACGCTTACGTGGAAATCGTAGGCGATGATCCCTATGTCTACAAAAGACCAGGCATCGGGAATCGGTGGAGTGCTGCCAACGCCAGCGGGTGCGCCGGCATGTTTAACTGGAATGGGGATGTGTACTATGTAGCAGGCACTGCGCTGTGTGTGAATGGGGCTTTGGCTTCAGTCACGCGCGGCTCGGTTGCGCTTGATACTTCAGCCCCCTATACATTTTCTATAACTTTGGGTTCTACCCCAAGGTTGTTTTTGCAGAACGCAACTGCTGCGTATTACTACGAGCCAAATGCTGGTGGGTTATTAGCAGCTGTAGCTACAAGCACTACTGTATCACAGACAGGGACGATTACCCATAATTCAGCTGTGATTACAGGCATAGGTTCTACCGCTTCTTTAGCTGTAGGAGCCTCTCTTTCTGGTGCGTGGTTTAATACCACAGGTACAATTCAGAGTGTTGACAGCGGCACACAAGTCACGATGACTGAACCTATTACTATTACAGAGGTAGTTGATTTCTCCGGAACAACTAACCTGACTGGGGCAAATAGTATTCAGCTAGGGCTGGTTAATCCAAGTCCAGCGTCTGTACCCATAGGTTCTATAATGACTGTGGATGGTTTCCCAGGTTATACATTCTCTGTAACGGCTGTTACTGCAACAACAATCACAGGGTTTAATTCTGGTTTCCCTGGAGCTGCTGCAGGTTTCGTTACAGTTGCCCATGTGATTTACTCTCCGATTACAGAGACACTCACCTTTGTGAATCGTGGAATGCCCTCAGATGGGTTTGTCCCAGGGAATGAATATCTAGACGGAGTTACATACGTCTTGACTCCGACAGGTTATGTACGCGGTAGTAATTATAATGATGTGACTATATGGGAGAATTTAAACAGCATTGCTGCCATGAGTGAGCCGGATAGTGGCGTCAGACTGGCAAAACAGTTGACATATATTCTGGCTATGAAGCGGTATTCGATTGAGGTATTCCAAGATGCCGGAAACCCAACCGGCTCCGCACTGTCCGCAGTCCCTGGCATGAAGACCCCGATCGGCTGTGCCAATGCTTACAGTGTGGCTTCGGTGGAAGATCATCTGTTCTGGTGGGGACAGACAAAGGCAGGCGAGTTCGGTTTCTACCGTATGCAGAATATGCAGTCGGTGAAGATTTCCTCGGAATCTGTGGATAAGATTTTGGCCTATAACCCGAACGGCGTTGCCCTGTCAGCCAGAGCTTTCGCCCTCCGCATGAACGGGCACTTGATCTATGTTTGCTATGTGGCACACACAGGTTATACCTTCATGTGGGATAACACCAGCCGCAACTGGGGTTTCCTGACATCGGCCAGTACAGGAACTTATTTCAAATACTTCTTCGCCGCAGTTGATTCATTGCAGCAAGTTGTTTTGGGAAACTCTTCTAATTGTGTTATTGACAAATTCGATCAAACCCTGTATGCTGATTACAACTCAGCTGGTTCGAATTATCAAGACATAACAGTGGATATCGTTACCCCTATCTGGGATGGTGGGACGAAGAAGAAGAAAGCATTGCCGCTCATGGATATAGTGGGTGATGCGCAGAATGGTGGCTTGCTGTTGATTCGGAAGACCGATGACGACTACCAAACATGGTCGAATTTTAGGGTAGTTGACTTGGCTAAGCAGAGGCCACACCTGACTCATTGTGGAACCTTCCGCAGGCGAGCTTGGCATTTGCGGCACGCCTCGAATGCACCTTTGCGGTTACGGTTCCTTGAACTCGGTGTAGACTTGGGGACACTGTGATGGTTTCGGCTCCGTTCCCCGTAAGGTTCTATGATAAGGATGGGCGAATAACTATAGCATGGGCGCGCTGGCTGAGGGATATAGCGCCGAGTTACGCAGCCATCCCCGTTAATACCTCGGTAGTACAGGATGGTAAGATTAGTCCTGTATGGGCTAGATGGTTAGGTGATTTACCCTCGGTAGGGTTAGGCTTAACAGGGTATATGTATGCTCCCGTACAAATCCCTATCATGAATGAGAATGATAAAATAGACCAAGTGTGGATACCTTGGTTTTCCAACTTAAACTGATGGAGTGTGTATGGCTAATTTTGATACAGGTACTTACGGGAATTACGGAAGCGGCTTTACCGATTCCTTCATAACCCCGTTGAATGCTCCAGGTCAAGGGCAGATGGGGATTCCTGGAATGTCCAGTGGTAGTGGCGCTCGTGTGCAAACTCCTCTGTCCAGTGTATACGAGGAAAAGCTGCGGCAGCTTGCGGGCAGTCCCAACTCGGTATTCGACATGCCTGGCTATAAGGCAGGTGAGCAGGCTGTGGAGCGTCGTATGGCCGCACAGGGCTTTGGTGGTTCCGGAAACATGGCAGTAGAGTTGGCCAACTACGGTGGTGACTTTTATCGCCAAGCAATGCAGATGTATGCGAATCTGTGGCAAGGGGCTCGTGGTGTTGACCTCGGGCAAGGCGGACTCGATCTTCAGCGGCAGCAATTCTATGCTAGCAGGCAAGACCAGTCCAGACAGAATGACGCTTTTATGCGTATGATGTCTATGGCGAATAATCAGTATTCACCGCACCCAGCAAGTCTCTTCGATGAGAACATGCTGAACCAGTACCACAGTAATGACAGCTATGGGAACATAACCCCAGGGAACACCGGACCAGACCCGTATGCCCTGATGTCGTCCTATGGAAATTCAGGTTCGTACAATTTCTCTGGCGGGGAAGGTGATCCTTGGGATTCCACCACGTCCGCTATGTATGACGAAAACTCTATGGCTTACTAGGAGGGGATATGCCACTTACAGGAGAAGCCGCCGGACAAGCCCAAGCCTTACAAGCTATGGGGGAAATGGCGCGTATGCGCTATCAGTCAGTTCTCGCAAACAAGATGATGATGGAGACTGACCAGCAACAGCAATTCATGGAATCCATGAAGCAACTGGCGAATAAGAATCAAGGTGCAGACATGGCAACCCGCTTAGACCAAGCGGCGAATATGGCTATGTCCAGCGGTCTTGTGAAGCAAGCAAGTGACCTGTCTGTACGGGCAGCACTGTACAGAGACCGGATGATGCAGCTGGCGAAGAATCAAATGGACATGCAGCGGATGCAAGTAGACCAAGGCCGCAAGACTATCAACATCATGGGTCAGCTCATGAATGGGGTGAATGACCAGGCATCTTGGGAACGCGCGAATTACATGCTGGCCACAATGACTGGACAGAAGAGTCCCTATGCTGATATGCCGTACTCGCCGGACTTGGTACAAGACCTTCAGCAGCAAGGGATGAGGACTAAGGACATAGCCACACTTGCCTTGCATCAGCGGAACCAAGACACACTGGATGCTGCAAGACAGAATGCCATGGACTTCCGCAATGCCAGGCTGCAGATTCTACTGCGTGAGCAGGCACTGAGGGAAGGCCGACTTGACGCGGTGAAGAAAGCTGGTGGACGCGCGATAGGAGCTCCAGCAAAGGGCGAGGTTGACGCAGCCACCCTGATGCTGAGCAAGCAGTTCCCGAACCTACCACCTGATGAAGTACTGCAGCAGGCTTACACAGTGGCCTCCCGCGCTCGTGCTATCAGGGATAAGAATCGCGGCGTTGATGCAGATACTTCGATGCACCAAGCGATTACCGAGCTGAACATTCAGAACCCCCCAGGTGTACTCGACAAGATGTATGCTTGGTGGAAAGGTACTGGTGCGGACACCCCTGTTGGGACTGTGCCTAGCCGTCCACTCGATCTGCCCGCAGACAAAAAGCTGACACCACAAACTTGGTACAATACTCCCCATGGGGTAGCCAAGTGGAATGGGCAGCAATTCGAGGCACTGCCTTCATCCAGTGATCTTGGCCTTGGGGACAGCGGTGATGAAGAAGACGATAATGCTCCTGAGGGAGGTTTCTAATGCCTAATACATTTTCTCTGGAAGATGCCTATGGTGCGCAACAACAGACAGCGCCGGAAACTCCAGCAACGCCGGCAAGCCCGACAACGTTTTCTCTGGATGACGCTTATGGGGCAGCACAGACAGTGAAAGCTGGCGATCTGGAAACTGCAAAGCAATCTCTGCACGGGATTTCCGTTAAGGAATTTGAGGAGAACAACCTCTTCATCCAGATGGGCGCTGCAATCTACAAGCATCTGACAGGCCAGCAGACAGAAGGTAGCCTGACCCAACTCACACCAGAGGCTAAGAAGTATGCGGTGAAGTTGGGGATGGAAGCTCCGGATGTGCCTTGGTACAGAGTACCGACAGCCTTGCTCGAAAGGTTCCACGAGTCTCCGCTGACTACATTGGTGGAACTTGGGAAGGGAATCATCTACGACCCAGAGTTGCTCGGTGCCGGTGTAGCAAAGTCTCCACAACTAGCCATGCAGATTCTCAAGGGCGCGGCTATCGGTGGTGGCCTCTCCGGCGCTATGTCCATCGCAAAGCAGGCTGTCCAGAAAGACAAGATCGATCTGGAACAAGCAGCCAAGGACTCCGTAGGTGGTGCAACCTTCGGAGCCGTACTCGCTGGCGTTGCGCCCAAGGGGAAGAAGGGAGAGCCTCCTGTCTCTGACCCAGCCGTCAATCCGGACCTGCCGCCGTTGGAAGTTATCGGGGAATCGAAGCCAGGTATCGTGAACACCATAAGACCGGCG